GAAGTCAACGCTGCCCCGCTCACGGTACAGACTTGTGCCGTACAGACAGGTGCCTTCAAACACTGAGGCGTCAGGGACGGTGGTCAGTGAGTCGAAATACCCTGAGGCTTGACGGCGACGGTAAGCAAAAGCGTTGGCTGCTGCCGCGCAGCGCGTCAGGAACGCAGTGTCATTCGCGGTGGCGGATTCAATGCCTAGCCATTCGGCCAAGTCGTCTGCGTCGACCCATGTGCATGTGGTGCTGTAGGTCAGGGTGCCGCTGTCGACGGTGCGGTCAAGGTCATCGCCGACGTCTTTGAAGATGACTTGCGGGCCGTACCATTCGTCCCAGTCGAACACTAGGTCACCTTCGGTGGTGACTTCGACCAGTTTGTACGGTTCGGTGCTGACGCAGATGTGTGTGCCGTCAAGGCTGCTGTTCGTCAGTCCACTGATGGTGAACTGTTGCCCGACTGCGACCTCATTGTCCTCAAGGGTCTGAGCAACGGCGTAGTTGTCAACCCGCATGACCTGCGTGATTGTGTAACTAGCCATTGCTCAGACTCCTCAAGTCTTAGGGGGAAGATCAGGTCAACGCGACGAACTTGGTCGCGTCAATCATGAGGGTGGCAAAGTAGCCACGCCACGCGATCGTGCGGCTGAGGTTCGACGGGCTGTCAACCGAGATTGCGCCCTTCTGCTGCTCAAAGATTTCGAAGCCGGACGGGTCGCCGACAATCACGGTGTCAGCCGCAAAGTTGCGGTCAACGACGACGGTGAGACCGAAAGCCTGCATGTCGACCGAACCGGGCGAAGCCGACCCGTAAGCGTTGGACGGGGCCACGGTCGGGAACAGCGGACGGTTGCTGCCGTCGACCAACTTGCCGAGCGCCGCAAACATGTTCGGGGCGAGGAAAAGGTGCGACGGGAGGTTGCCGTTGCTGTTGTTGACGATGGTCTGCATCGCGTCATAGATGTCGGAGACCCACTCGGCCGGGGAGGTCGGGTCGGTCAGCGAAGCGGTCTGCGAGATGCCGGTGTAGAGAGCGTCGGCCGCAACGTTGTCGGTCGTGTTGCGGTAAATCTTGCCGAGGTCTTCAAGCAGCAGCGTGATGATGGCCGGGTCAGACCAATCGATGATCTGCTCGGACAGCGACAGATAGCCGCCATAGGTGCCCTTCGTGATGCTGTGCGAAGAAACTTTGTACTCGCCGGCCTGCAGGGTGGCGAGTTCAGACGACTGCGCCGCCATGCTCGTGTGCGTTGAAACGTAAGGCCGCTCAAATACTTTGCCGCCTTGCGGCATCGCCTTCACGCCGATGGCGTCGACCACAGGGCGCGTGCCAACAAAGTTGTCATACACCGGGCCAACAATGGGCTGCGGGAGCACACCGTCATTGTCGGTGGTCGTGACGTCAGGCGCAGCGGCCTTAATTTTCGCGGTCAACTCGGCGAACTGCGAACCGCCCTCAAGGGCAGCAGCAATCCACTCCTGAGCGGACGGCATCGCGAACTCGCGCTTGGCGGTCGCGTACACAGGGAGGGTCGCCTCAGGCTTCGCAGCCTCAACGACCTCGGGGGTGATGTCCTCAGACATGTTGTCATTCTCCGTTTCGGGTTGGGGTTCGATTGTGTCGGGGGTGGCATCCGCTTGCGCGGCTGCGATCTTTTCAATGCGGGCACCGCTGAACGCGGGCTGATAGACAACCGACAGTTCCTGCCAGTCAGCAGCCTTCACGACCATCGTCTTGCCTTGCATCTCGTAGTCAAGGGCTTCAATGCCAATGCTCACGCTGTCAAGGGCACCCATCTTCAGCAGTTCAAGCAAGTCGTCGCCGGCGCGGGTCGCGGCGATCTTCGCAGAGAACAGCATCCCGTCAGGGGTGTCTTCACGGTCGGTGACCTTGCCGACAACTTTGCCGGTGTCATGGTCCTCAAGCAGCCGTGGGGCGGGACCGTCGACAGGCAAAGCGCCCTGTTCGATACGGACACGCTGACCGCCGAGCACGGTGGCCTCAACCCCGTAAGGGACGGCGATGCCTGAGATGGTGCGTGACGGCTCATCGCCTGAAGCGGCGTCAAGGGTCACGTTTTCTGCGATCATTCTGAGCATTGCTTACACTCCTGTGTTCAGTTTTCCGCCTGCGTCGCTAATCATGGTGCGTGCCTCGTCGACCGACATGACACCGTTCGTAACTGCAAGATAAACCTTTTGTGCGACTTCGGCAGCGGACAGGCTGCGTGAGTCGCCTTCAAGACCGGCCTCGGAAATGTATGAGTCGACGTCAAGCACGATGTGCTTGCCTTTCGCGACCACGTTGTCACCCGACAAAGTTTCGCTGATGCAGTCCACATAGGGCTTCGCGCCGAACAGATACAAGTCTTGGCGGGCCTGCGCTGACGACTGGTACACCATGCTGCCGACTTCCACACCGACGAGATAGGGCGGGACGTTTGCAACACGGGCCAGTTCAAGGGCCTGATATTGGCGTGACTCTAAGCCCTGCAGTTTGTCAGGGGTCGCGTTGCTTTCAATCCACTGCACGTGCGAGTTCAAGGCACCGATGGCACGGGTCTGGCGGGCCTCAGCCCACGCTGACGCGAGTTCTGACAACTCGTCGCCTGACATCGGTTCGCCGTCGCGCTGCTGCAAGATGCCGGCCGCAATCTCGTTGGACGCGAACCGGCGTGCCATTTCGTCAAGGCGGTGCGCGGTGTCAATGGCGCGTGCGCCTTGCCACAACAGCCCGTTGATTGGGGACAGGAACTGCACCACGTTGTCAGGGTCAACGTCGACACCGTTGAACTGAATGTCCACTGACGGGCCGAACCATTCGGGGCCGGCCTGATCGGGGGTGGTCACGTTGTCGTGGGGTAGCCAAGTGAACGATGCAGGAAAGCCGGTGCTATACCGACTGGTCACATACGCGAAAGCCCTGCCATGAAGGATTAGGTCCTGCGTCAGGGAGGACAGGAAAAAGTTGCGGGTGACGTTCGGGTCGGGGCGAGTCATCCACGATTCGCCTTCGATCTCTACCCGCTCGTATTCGGTGCCGTTCCACACCCTGCGGTAACTCTTGAAGTCAAGAGCGCCGACCATCGAACAGATCAAGTCGCGTGCTCTTGAGATCGTCGGGAGCGATAAGGCGCGCTGCGTACCCTGCCCGACGATAAGGTTCATCAGCGCGCCGGGCCGACCCGCACTACCTGCCGCTGCGTTGACGTTAGACACGCCAAAGGCAGGGGCGGCTTTCGTGCGGAAAAGGGCCACACGGCGAGCATATCACACCGGTGTAGTATTGTCAGCGACTACTTGTGCCAATCATCGGTTTGCGCACATTGCCGAGCGGTCTGGCTTCAGCACCAACAGACCAAACTAGGCAGCGAGTCTGTTCGATCGGTCCCGGCGACTTCTGTGATGACAGGGTGATGCCGCCCGTGGTGCGGCCGGCGACAGCCCGGTTGACTTGCTCAGTGAGCGACAGTTGACCGCTATGTGTGACGAGGCCTTCTAAGATCATGTTCCGAACCAGTTGGGTCTGCCGGCCAAGTTCAGAGGTGCCGACCATTGTCATGCGGTACGCCAGTTCAGGCGGGCAGATGTCAGCGAGGCCGGGCGTCAAGTTCAGTTTGACAGTCTTGTCTTCCATCACGGCGCGCACTGCATCCCACATAGCGCCTTGCGATTCAACTACAAACTCCGTCTTCACTTGGATACGGTTCTCACCGAGGCTCACGGCTCTGACACCGACGTACCTGAGGTCAGTGACGTCACTGTCAACCGACAGGGTGCCGCCGGCCGGCAGGTCATCGTCAACGGTGAGCGCTTCCCATGTGCCGGGGGGTAGCCATGCGCCGGCTGCAGCGGTCCACATGTTGAGGTCTGAACGCATGAAAGCGTCACGGTTGGGACTGTTGAAGGCGTCTTCAATGTCTTGCATCGTGAGGAAGCCCATGCCGAGTGCAGGGTTTGCCATGTGCCAGTAGCGACGGTCAGTCGGGTCGGCGTTGCCGGGGGGCGAGAACTCGCACATGAAAAGCCGGTCAGGTTTGCCACGTTCAATGATTTGCATGCCGCGCTCACGCCACCTGATGAAAGCCTTGCTGTCTTCGGTGCCGGCTGTTGACAGGAACATTGCGAGCGGGTTGGGGCGGGCGCGTTGTGTCGGCAGTAGGCCGGCGTCAAGCACTACCTCGGGGATGGCAAAGAGTTCGTCAACTACAAGCAAGTCATTGCTTGTGCCGTGGCCTGAGCGTGGCGTTGAAGATTGGATGCGCCAGACGCTGCCGGTGTCGCTGCGGGCTTCCATGCGGCCACTGCTGTTGAACGTCTTGAAGCCGTAGCGCTCTTCCAACACGGGAAACAGTTGCCGTGCGACGAGTTCGCCGGTGAGAAATAGGTGCGCGACGGACAGCACCGATTGGGGACCGCCGCGCACCTGTTCCCCGTGCGTCAGCCACCACCCTATCAGCGCCGCTTCAAGAGCGGTCTTGCCGTTCTGTCTGGCAGTTGAGATGAGACCCCAACGGTGACGCAGATTGCCGTCGTCGTCGTGTTCAAGTGCGCCGGCTAGCGCGTCGACTTGCCACGGCCACAAAGCGAAGCCGAGGTTGTCCTCAGCCCACGCTGCGACAAGAGGGGCATAACTCTTGTCACCCCAAGACGGTGTGCGCAGTCTCGGCGCGATCTGGCCCGGTACGTAGCCGTCAGCGCTGATCGTTTCCGATGCTGCGCGATCATCTGACATGTCGCGAGAGAGAGGCAAAAG